GGGTCATTGGGTTGCCCTTCTTCAACCAGTGTTGGAATATGTCGTGGTCGAAATCAGGCATTTGTTTGAAGATTACATCGTCCATCCAAGATCCATATTCGTTCGGGAATTGGTCTTCAATGTCGAATTTGGCCCAGTATGATACTAGCCTAAATACCTGTTCGTCTTTGATCGTCGCTCTCTTTACACCTTGAGAAGCGATCTTCCTTGCAAACTCTCCAAGAATTGGTGTATTCTTATCAGTTAGGAGAATTGCACACGCCTTGTCCTGAGCTTTCTGCTCAGGCGTCATCTCACTTACTAGTGAAATAGTCGTGTGGAACTTTACAAGTTGCCTTCTAACGTCGCTCATGCTATCCAGTCCTCCCGTCCATGCGTTTCCGTAGAAACGTGCGAGAAATTGAACTGGCTCACCTGTCTTCTTGAAGTCAAGTTTGAGAACTTGACCCCAGGCGACAGCGCAATTGCGGTAGGAGATATCGGCTTGTTCAGCTGTGAATCTTGGTGGAATAGTCACAAGACCATCATCACCTCCATAGACTCCAAGACTTTTCCAAGCCTCATCATAGTCCATTCCCATCTCGCACATTGCAGAGAACGAAATGAATGCTGTTAGTATTGTGTTGAACAATGAGGTTTCGGGGCTCCCAGAAGCTCGGGCAAATCCTGTTTCATATTTGCGGCTTCCTAGTTGTCCGTCCTTGTTGTATTGTTCACGCATCAATCTGATCATTTCCGGATCTTCTCCAAAGAGACCAATCATGATTGGTTCTTCGATCATTTCACGTACTTCCTGAGTCACGTGTCCATCCATCCTTGAAAAGTCAGTTTCCGCAACCAAGACCGCTCCGTTCACTATTTCAGCGACACGTTCAGCGATCTCCATGGGTTTGCGGAAAGCATACCAAGAGAATTCCTTGATGTGCTTACTAGCAGCTAGAGTATAACGAGAATACTCTAATTTCGTTAGGCCGGGAAGAGTGGAGATAACTCTTGGTGTCCCGACCTTAGCATAAGCTTCGCGTTTCATGAAAGAAGAGATCGTGTCATCAGTCACTTCTCCAGTGTTTGATGCTTCTTCCAGAATCGCGCGTTGTGTCGTCCTTGTCTGGTTCTCCCAGACAGCCTCGAAATCCACAGGTGACAATTTTCCTGTGTTAACCACTCTCTTGACGAAGTCGAGAGCACGGCGTCGTTGTATCCGTGATATGGTTAGGCTCCTAATTTGTTTTAGATTGGTCACTCTTGACTCTACTCCCCAGGACGTTGTCTTCGTATCCTGGGCTGGTGCAAAGCACCCGCCTGCAACCACAGCAGGCATGAAGGGAGCGATTGTTGACTTGTCGTTATCATCACAAGTCAAATCTGCACTGTACCCAATAACACCGTCGCTTACATTGGCAACGTAAGGTGCTTTGATCGATTTGTTTTCACGGATGAAATCCGCGATGATCACACCTACCTTACGGTCGGATTCGGCCCAAGATGCGACGGATCCAACGTTAGCGTTTTGTTTGGACAGTCTGTCTGCTGCAAACATCTGTTCCAACGTTTCGGCTGGGACAGTTGCTTCTCCATACGTGCCAGCTCTTCCGATTGACACAACAAGTCCTTTCGAACTTTGGGAGTATAGTGTGGACCACCCGTTCTTCACAGGCTTGAGATGCGTTAGCTCCTCCCCTCTGATCCACCATAGCGCAAACCAACAGGATAATCCTGTCCAGGTACCTACCGGTGTGAACATGACAAGTTTCTTTTCAGAGTTTACATGTCGTTGGTCCACAAGGCAGTGCG